CCTTGTTGTATCCAATTAATTGCTATGTTCTGCATGAATAAACTTTTACCTGAACCTGATCCACCTGCAAAGATGTTTAGTTCACCTCTGTTCATACCACCAAACAATCTCTTATCCAATGTGGGCCAACCTGTTGTTACCTGTCCATTGTTATCTTTAATTGCTAACAGTCTTGCTCTTGGGTCTTCAAAGTAATCTGTTCCCATGTCTTTGGTCAAACTAATCTGCACAGCATCTTTGATTAATTTTTCTACTGGATCATATTCATTTTTTTCTAACAAGTCAGCCGCCTTAAGAATAGCACGTTCCAATTCTTTCTGACGAGTAAATCCTTCAAACTCTTCCATAAACCATGAATAATGATCTTCTGTTAGATCCTTTGCTGGTTTAAGTTCTACTCCTGTAACTGCTTTGACTTGATCTATAGTAGGCAGTGTTTTGTGTTTGTCTGCATGTTCTGCAATAAACTTTGCTGTATCTCTGTAGTTTCTATCAAAGTTTTCTGGATTATAGATATTCTGCACACGCACAAAACTCTGTGCATCATTTAGCATCATTTCTAAAAATAGTTTTTGTAAGTCTGATGTGTATTCTTTATTGGCCATATATATTAATTATACATTTTTTTACGCATAATCTCAATCTTGAGTTTGCTCGTTTCTTTTGCATCTAGTATTGATTTTATTACAAATAGTTTACCATACTGTTGTACTGCTTCGTTAATGTCCTTGCATGTTTCTTGCCACACAGGAAAACTTGCTGACCATCCATATTCTTGTGCATCCTTTAACAGTTTACTACCTGCTGAATCTTGGTCTGCTACAACAATAACTTCTCTACCTAGACTGTCAATTATGTCTGCTTGTTGTTCTGATATTTCATTGTGCATAACAGCAACACCATCTACTGCCATAGCATCAAAAGGCCCTTCGCATACTACAACAAACTTCCATTCTGGTTGCTGTCTGTTAACATTAAACACATAACCTGTGTCAAAACGATTCCAATACTTGGGTTTTACCTTTGGGTCCACTGCACGACCAATAAATCCTATTAAATCTCTACGCCAATAACAAGGAACTATAACTCTCTTGTGCATGTTATTGGCAGTGTCATCAGTGACATAAAAGTCATATTCCTGTATGTCTATCTTACGATCATAGACATATTCTAGTGCAGGATGTGCCTGTGTTAGATCTTTAAATGCTACAGCATTCTTAGGCAGTTCATAAGATTTAAAGTTTACAGGTTCTTCTTCTTTAACAATCTCTTCAGGAGTTATTAAATCTTTAATACGAATGGCTTCAATGACCAGTCTTTGTATTTCGTTTTGTCCAGCACCAAACCATGATAACAATTTTCTAAACTTATAGGTTAAATGTCTACCAGGTTGATAACTGGCTTTGAAGTTACAGTTAAAACAATGATAACTCACAGATCCATCAGCGTTGTTTGCTATACCACCACGACCACGTCTGTCAGGTGTTTCACCATTGTGTTCACAACAGACAGCATTAAAACTGGTCCACCCGCTAGGACTGGTTTTCTTTTTACTTGGAAGTATTGTTTTTACAAAGTCTTGAACAGTATTCAGCATACTATTATTATATGCTCATTACTAGAAAAAGTCAAAGAATTATACGCTTGAAACCACGTGTAGTTGTCCAGAAGCACCAAAATTATCATCTACATAAGTAGGCAGTTTCAAGTTGCCACTATTGTAAGTTATAGTATAATTATAATACTCTTGAGTTAGATTAGCAACATTAGCAGTATCCAAAGTCACTGAACCAATTGCGGCTGACACGTTTGATATTGTAGCAGTACTGTACCAAACATTGGCTGTGGTTGCATCATCACTTTTGATAGAAAATGTAAAACTTAACCCTGCAATATCTGCTGGCTTCTGATCATTGTTCTTAAAATTAAGTGTGATAACATTATCAACACCTTTATAAACTTTTATTGGTCGTGTATACACTTTTCTATTCCTTGTTTTAATCGTAGGATCATCGTCCAAAAGTTGAACTTCAATTTTATTACTATATAAATAACTATTGAAACTGGTGACTATTGTCATTGGTGATCCTTTTGTAATATTTATCGTAAACCTATGGAAGAAGCAGTCAAGAAACTACTAGATCAATATCCTTTTTTAAGTTATCTCACCTATGGCGGCAATGAATACATTGGCATCATACAAAACTCAGACGAGATCATTACTACAATTTATGACTTTGCTTTATTAAAAACTAGAGAAGAAAAGTCTGAATTTTTAAGTAGAGCAGAAACATGGTGGTGGGAATCAAATAGAATAATTCCAATCAATGTTTTTCTTAAAGAAGAGTGGTTACCATTTAAGGCTGTATTAAAAACATTTAATAGTAAGGACGTTGATATACTGCATGGACCTCATGTCAGTCTAAAAGAAATATCTGCAAAACGTTCTAAGCGTCGTTCGATAACTCTTGTTCGCAAAGTAAATTCAAATTAACAACAACTAACTGTGCATAGGAAATGGCATGAGCCTGTTTAAAGTAATAGGTTTCATCTGTAGGTTTCTGCCAAACTGTTTCTGCAACTTCCTTCCATGACTTACCTATCAATGATCTTTTTGCTGGACGTATCACACTCAAGAACATGGCCAATCTTGGAATTGAATCTACGGGTTCTGGCATCTTCAACATAGTGTCATAGTGATTGTTAATGTGTATCAACTGTTCACACACAGTTCTATCACGTAGTTTAGTCCAATCTGGTTCACGCATAAGTTTGACTAGGTGTTCTTCATCCCTAACACCTTTGTAGACATTTACATTAAGTAAATCAAGTTTGGTATAACCTCTATCTTCTGCGGCTTCGTAGTCAATGCTGGCCCATCCTGTGAAAGGATCTGTAGGTATAGCAGTGGCATAAACGCCAGTATTGTGTTTGACTATTTCGCCTTTGCGTATGATACTGGCTGGAGTTAGATCAAGTATGTCTAATACCTGTTCTCTATCTGCAAAGTCAATGTCAATGTCTGATTTAAACTTTACTGTCATAGTCCTGCTTCTTTTAATATTATTTTTAACCATTCAGTATCTGCTAGATAATCTTTAAATTTGCGTTGCCAATACTCTGGGTCTATGTGTGGCATTAACATAGCAATTTGTTCTTCGTTAAGTCTATCAAGAAACTCAATGCCACTATCACAATTAAAAACGATCCAAGGACTAATCCTACCATTAGTAATATGATGTATAATACGATTAGAGGAACCAAACCTAAAGTAATCATGAAATCCAGCCAGAGATTTTGTTTCATCTGCATACTCCTGCATTTCAGTTAAAGCACGTTCTAGTGCATCTTGTACTGCTTCTTTGCGAATATATGTTGCAAGATATTCTGCGTATACTGCTTCTTTGCACCAATGATCTAATTTTTTATTTTCTTTAATAACCCATTCAATAAACGCTTTGGTGTTTACTGCTCTGATACCAACACAGTGTCTACCAAACTTAACAAAGGCATTATAGTAAGGTGATTCAGCAAAGTCTTTGTATGTTTTCATTTTAGCAGACCCCTGTGTCATTTCATAAAAGCGTAGATAAGCCTGAAGTCCAAGTTGGACTCCAACTTCTTTTTCTTGTTGTTGTCTGCGTTTAGACTCACACATGTGAGCCGCTAGAGTTGATTCTCTACGATACGACTTTCCGCAATACTTGCAGTTATAGTTCGGCTTTGATTGACTTGTCATCGTATCCGAGTTCTCTCGCCATGTTTCTAAGATCTCGTTTATCATTGAGTTTCGCTAATAAATCTATTTCGTCTTGTTTCATATTAGGATACAGTTTAGCCAAAAACTTTTGACTTTTGTTATCCCCTTCTTTTTTCTTTGCTTTTTGCCAATAGTGATACTGCTTACCCATACCAGGTGATACTGTGGTGCAGGTTAACCACTGTAGTTTAGTATGCTTGTTAATATCAAAGAAATGTTTATTAACACGTTCATTAGTAGCCATTAGGTAGTAGGCCTGCAGATCACTGTTGCCACCTACGTTAGCACCATACTTCAACATTAGATATGTTGAAAACTTTTTCTTTTGTTCATCAGTGAATTTATCATAGTAAGCACGATCTTTACGATCAAATGCCGCCATTTCATTACCAATGTATAAAGGGTCTATATTTACGCTCATACTTTACTATAACACAATTCTCTAAACTGGTCAAGTTCTGGTATGTAATCTTTTAAAAGACTACCTCTTGATTTATCTAAGGTATCATTATATTCAAAAAATTTCTGTAATTTTAACAAATCAGTTTCTTTATTTTGATCATACTCAATAATTAATCCGTCAATGAAACTTTTTAATAATTGATCTCTTTTGTAACATGTAAAAGTTTGGATACTTTTTAGTTTTTCTAAAATATATTTCTTGTTAGGATAAAGATTAGGATTTAATATATCATCGCCAAACTCCCCAAACACACAATGAACTAAAGGGTTATCAAATTCTTTATCTAAAAACTCTAACAATTGATCTAATCGACTTATGGTATATATCGAGACAACAACGTTAAAAGAAATAACATGTTCTTTATCTAATAATTTAGCATTATTAATTGTGGTTCCCCAATGACTTAACCATCTTACATAATCATTTACTTGTTCAAATCCATCAATACTTACGATAAATTGCAAATTTGAAAATTGATTGGCTATTTCAATAAATCGTGTACTAATTTTGTGTGCGTTGGTATTAATAATAAACTCAAAATCAGTATTATTTTCATCGATACATTTTTGCATGAAGTTATATAAATCTGTTGATGCTGTAGGTTCACCACCTGCCACATATAATTTTTTAAGATTGTCAAATTTTACAAAATCAAAGTTAGTATAATTATATCTAATAGAAGAATCATGCCAGCCTATTGTATTATGTTCTTTTTCTATTAGATTACTCCACTGTGGCCCACAACTCCGACACATTAAATTGCAAACATTACTAGGACGTACTTCATAATATGCTGGTGATTCAAATTTTTTCAAGTCATCTATAGATTTTATACCTAATTTATTTGCCCATTCTACTGTTTCTTGTTGCCTAGCACTTTTTATTCCTTGTTGTTCATATCTATAACAACGATCACAATGTTCAGGCATCATTTTGCCTGCTATCATGTTATCTCTTATTTTTTTGTATTCTGTATCAGTCTGCCAATCTTTTAGATTTTCTAGTTTTGTTACTGGAGTTTTAGATCTACAGCACACCGTAGTTGAGCCATTATCATTCATTAATTCAATGAAGGGAAAAATACAAAAACTTTTATTTTGTTCTACTAAATTTTCAAAATAGTGTATGCTAGTATCGTCAATCTGTCGTTCAACTGTTATTTTAGATTCTGCCTGATCAGCAGTTTTGACTGTTAAATAAAACGCTTCGGGGTGGCTCCATTGATTAATAGGTTGATCTAATAATATAAGTTTGTCAAATTTTTCTACTAGTTCTAATATTTGTGCTAGATTTAAATCATATATGCTAGTATGATACAATCCTAAAAGAGGTTGAATGTCCACTGTAGATATTAACCCTAAATTTACAGTACCTAATTCAATTGCCAATTGAGAGGCTTTTTCATCTGTGTCAGATGTATTATTACCTAAACATAGTATTTTCATCTGCGTTTAATTGCGTAACCTATAATGTTTACTGTACTTTCTAGTGTATTGAGTCTGTTCTGCAAACGTTCAATTTGTCTACGTTGATCTTCTACTGTTGCACGTAGACCGTCAACTGTTTCCTGATTCTCTTTTAGTTTCTTTTCGTGACTAAAGAGATTAGGTCTTGGTCTATCTGGATCAACCTTGCGTTTTTTCTTTTGTTTAAATTGTCCTGGGTTCAAAATGGTACTCCGTCATCATCGTTATTTTCTTCTTTACTTAACTTATATATCATTATAGCATGATCAATGGCCGCTTGTAAAGCAGGATGGTCCTTGGCAACTTTTTTCATATCTTGCCATTCAGTCTGATCGTCCCACCATGTCCATTCTGTATAGGATGGATTTTGATAATGTTCACCAAAGTCTATTTCCATTTGTTCATGATCATCTAAGTATTCGTCGCCCACTTTGTATAACTCCTTAGTTTCTGGTTTACCTAACTCATGTCTAAACACCGTTCTACCTTTGTCAGGTGATTCATAAATGTATGCTGGTTCAGAAGATTTTTCCATAGTCCACTACTTCACTTTGTCTTGATATATCTTTAACAAAATATGCACACAAAGGTTCTAAACCTTCAGATATAGGCACACTTAATAGTTGTCCTGGTCTTAGTTTTGGGAAAT